GTCAACTAGCTCTGGAATTATCTTGGTTGAAGAAACCAGAGAAACAGAGAAATGGCAAAACATGGTGGCTAAGGTATTGGCAATAGGCCCAATCGCCTTTAAGCACCGTGACACTATGCAACCTTGGCCAGAAGGCACTTGGTGCGAAGTGGGTGATTACATCCGTGTCCCTAAGTGGGGCGGAGATCGTTGGGAGGTTCAGGTGCCCGGTGAGGACGCATTTGAAGACCCAGCGCTATTTATGGTTCTAAATGACCATGAAGTTATTGCCAAGCTAACTGGTGACCCGCTTTCAATGAAAGCATTTTTGTGAGGTGAAAAATGAGTGATAAAGACGAGAATCTAGACATTAAAGTATCTGAAGGCGCTGATGGCTCTGCAACTGTAGACCTGCCTGATGGTATTGATAATCCTCAAACAGAGGAACAAGAGCCGCGGGAAGAGGTAGAGGCCGCAGAAGGTGGTGCAGTAGATGATGATGCTGACCAACCTGATGACACCGAAGCCATCCGTGCCGCACGCCGTGCACGCCGCCGAGCTAAGAAGGAATATATTAAACAATCGAATGTAGAAAAAGATATTCGGTTACAAAACCTTCAGCGCCAAAACCAAGAGTTACAAGAACGACTTGCGGTAGTGGAGCGAAAAACCCACAGTTCTGAGCTTGCCCGAATTGATAAAACAATCGAGGATCAAGAGTTAAGACTGCAATATGCCCGCATGAAAATCTCTGAGGCAGCTAGTTCTGGTGATGGCGAAGCCATGGCCAAGGCTCAAGAGATGTGGTACGAAACTCGCAGCCAAGTTGAGGCGTTAAAAAACCTCAGAACCCAAGCAAATCAATCTACTCAAGACCGTCCTATCCAACAAGATAATGCAGAGATGCAGCGTCAAGCATCACGTTGGATGGATAGAAACCCTTGGTATGACCCAAAGGGTGAAGACGAAGATTCTGAAATAGCAAAAGTTATAGATCAGAAATTAGTTAAAGAAGGTTGGAACCCCAATTCATCTGAATATTGGGAGGAGTTAGATAACCGCTTGCTAAAACGGTTACCGCATAGATATAATGTTAATCATGACGAGAGGTCTTCTCGCAAACCGAGAAGTATTGTGACGGGTTCAGGACGCGAAAACATCGCCTCTAGTGGCAGTAAAAACTCATTTACTCTATCCCCTGAGCAAGTGAGGGCCATGAAAGATGCTGGCTTCTGGGATGATCCTAGCAAGCGAGCACGAATGATTAAGCGTTACGCAACTGAATCTAAACAATCTCAAGGTTATAGGAGTTAAAAATGGAATCTCGTTTAAAGAAATCTCTCTCCGCTGGTGGTCGTGAGAACCGATCTTCGCAAGATCTAGACCGCGCTGCCCCCGAAGAGAAGTTCATGTCGTCTCAGGAACGTCGCAAGATGTGGAGTGATGAATGGACACAAAGCGCATTGCCCAAGACGCCAGAGTTAAAAGGATGGCATCTTTGCTGGTTATCGACAACCAATAGTTATGACAGTATTGATAAGCGTATTCGCATAGGTTATGTTCCCGTTAAAGCCGAGGAATTTCCAAACTTTGAGAACTATCGCGTAAAAGCTGGCGAACACACTGGTTTTATTGCGTGCAACGAGATGTTGCTCCACAAAATCCCGATGGATATCTATCAGGATATTATGGCGCACTTCCACCACGATGCACCACTTGAGGAAGCGAACAAGATTCGACTTCAAGCGGAGCAGCAAGTTGGACGCGATAGCAACGGTAAAGCGTTGGGTCGAATTGAAGGTGAAGGCTTGGACAACATTGATCAACGTGTAGAGGCTCCAATCTTTTAATAGCCAATACACATCGAACTAAAAGGAGTAAGACTATGTCTTCTACAAACGCTCCGTTCGGTATGCGCCCTGCGTTCCATCCATCTGGTCTGGATCGCGCTCAAGCGCTTGCTGGCGGTATCGTCTCTGGTTATTCCAGCGACATCCTGAAAGGTCAACCCGTAAAGTTGGCTACTACTGGCGTGATTCAAATCGCCGCTGCTGGTGACTCGTTCCTCGGTGCCTTTGCTGGTGTTGAGTGGACTGACACTACTGGTCGTCGTCGCGTGTCCAACTACTGGCCCGCTAGCACTGCATACCAAGCTGGTTCATGCATTGCTTATTTCTACAATGATCCTAACATCGTGTATGAAATTCAAGCTGATGGTTCTTTGGCACAAACTTCTGTTGGCGATCAAGCCGACTTGAGCAACACTACTGCTGGCAGCAATGTCACTGGTTTGTCTCAGTGCACACTTTCCACAACTCTGGTTGGTGCTGGTAACAGCGCACAGATGCGTATTGTGGACTTGGCTCCCCTCGTAGATAACGCTTGGGGCGATTCATATACTGTTGTGCGTGCTACGATCAATGAATCGCAGTTCCAAGCAACTACTAACGCTGTTTAAGGAGGCGAATCATGGCAGCTCCAATGAGAAGTACGGACTTTCGTTCGATTGTTGAACCTATCCTGAACGAATGCTTCGACGGCGTTTATGATCAGCGCACTGATGAGTGGAGCCGTGTGTTCCGCGAGCAGGAAGGCATCCCACGTAACTACCACGAAGAACCCGTCCTGTATGGTTTCGGTGCAGCACCTCAGTTGCCAGACGGCACCCCAGTGTCGTACCAACAAGGTGGCGTGTTGTTCCTCCAGCGCTATGTCTACCAAGTCTTTGGTTTGGCATTCGCTTTGACCAAAGTTTTGGTTGAGGACGGTGACCACATCCGCATCGGTCAAGTTTACGCTCGTCACTTGGCTCAGTCTTTGATTGAGACCAAAGAAACTCTGTCTGCTAACGTGTTGAACCGTGCGTTTAACTCGGCCTATCCAGGCGGCGACGGCGTGCAACTGAACAGCGCTTCACACCCCATCGTGAACGGCACTACAAGCAACCTGTTGGCTACTGCTGCTAACTTGTCACAAACCTCTCTTGAGCAGATGTTGATCCAGATCCGTCAGGCTGTGGACAACAATGGCAAGAAGATCCGTTTGGTGCCACGTCAGTTGGTGGTTGCTCCTGGCAACGTGTTCCAAGCTGAGGTTTTGCTGAAGTCTGTTCTGCGTGCTGGTAACGCCAACAACGACATCAACCCGATCAAATCTATCGGTTTGCTGGACGAGGGCGCTGCTGTTCTGTCACGTTTGACCAACCCAACCGCATGGTGGGTTCAGACTGATGCCCCAGAAGGTATGAAGCTCTTGATGCGTCGTAAGCTTGAGAAAACCATGGAAGGCGACTTTGAGACCGATTCTATGCGTTACAAGGCTACCGAGCGTTACCAAGTTGGTTTCACCGACTGGCGTGCAATGTACGGGACGCCTGGCGTCTAGGTTGACGGTAAACTAGGATGTGTTAAACTCTTAAGTGTAATAACTTAGGAGTTTGACATGCCCGAAAAGTGCCACGTACACAATTGCACTGAATTTGTAATTGCCAAAGGTTTATGCCGAAGGCATTACATGCAAGTGCAACGTCATGGGGAAGTTGTCAACACACGTCCAAAAGATTGGGGCCAGCGTGAAAAACATTCAGCTTATAAAGCTTGGTGCGGTTTACGAAGAAACCATCTTCAAAACTTGTGTAATGATTGGAAAGATGATTTTTGGAAGTTTGCTCAAGATGTTGGTGAAAAACCGCCAAACTCAAAAGCATTCAGATCTGATAAATCAAAATTATGGTCATCAGACAATTTTTATTGGAAAGAGAATAGATCTTTATCAGAGGATAGAAAAGAGTATGCAAGAGAATGGCGCAAAAAATCCAGAATTGCAAACCCTGATTATTACCTTAATATTGATCTTAAGAAAAAATACGGTGTTACTCTTGAGTGGTATCGTGAAGCTTTTTCCAAGCAAAATGGTGTGTGTGCAATTTGCGAACAACCTGAAACAACAAAAATTCGTGGAAGGGGTATAGCAATGGCCGTTGATCACTGTCATACTACTGGAAAAGTTAGGGGCTTACTTTGCACACAATGCAATCGAGCTTTGGGACTTTTTAGAGATGACAAAGACAATTTAGTTCGGGCAATTTCTTATTTGACCTCCAACTCCTAACTTAAAGGAACGAAAAATGTCTCAAACCTATTTTGGTTCAACCCTGCGTGCGGGGTCGGGTACATTGACAGACACCGTTGACGGTGGATTTGTCGTACTCACACAAACCACTACTGTGACTACTGTAGCTGCTGGCACTGCCGTTAGCTCCACACTCACATTACCTGCGAACTCACAGATTATCAACTTCTTGGTTGATATGGTGACCGTTCCTTCCTTTGGTACTGCTACACAAGTTCCAGTAACTATTGGAACCGCTGCTGCTGGTACACAGTACTTGTCTGCAACTGACGCTAGCGCTGCTGGTCGTACTGCTTTGACATTTACTGCTGCTCAACTGACCGCAATGTCAGATATTGGCGCAAACCAAAGCGTGGTATTTACTGCTGATCCTAATGGCACCGTAGCTACTCAAGGCGTATTCCGCCTGACCGTGGTTTACGCCCAGAAAGTTTAAGGAGTAAATCATGGCCGAGTTCAAACCAATGGTCAAAATGATGACCACCGAGCCTTCAGTAGAACTGAAGCTCAAAAAGGGCGGGGAAGTTAAAAAAGCTATGGGTGGTGCAATGCCAGCCGTATTGCCTTCCGCTATGCCCGCACGCGGCGGCATGATGCCCGCTGCTCGTCCTGCCAAGCCCTCATTGGCAGCTCGCCGTAAAGCCATGGCTGTTCCTCCAGCTATGAAAAAAGGCGGTGAAATGGAGTCCAAAGCCACCCACAAAGCCGAGATGGCCAAGATGGGTAAAATTGAGAAAGAGTTAAAATCTCACGAAGGCAAACCTGCTAGCAAAGCTCACAAGGGCTTGAAGACTGGCGGCGTTGCTAACGCTCAAGGCGGCTACAAAGAAGGCGGCATCATCAACACCGAGAAGCAAGGTGGAGCTTACCGTGACACCAAGATGCACACATCCAAGCCTGATCACTCTCCAGCTAAAACTGGCGAAGTGAAAGAAGGTAATGGCGGTGGATATGCTACTGGTGGCGTTGCTAAATCCAATGCTGGTGGCTACAAAAAAGGTGGTGCCACAAAAAAGTTTGCTAGGGGCGGAGCAGTTCAGGACGATGGAGCGGCTGTAGAAATGCCGCAGGGAAATAAGCGTCCAGCACGTCCCGTTAGCATTAACCAACTTTCTGGAACCTATAAAAAAGGTGGTTCAGTAAAAAAGTATGACACGGGCGGTGCGGTTGATCCCATCATCGCTCGTGAAACCAAGCGCATGGAGGCTGAGAAGGCTGCTGAGAAAGCAGATAACGAAGCTACTCGTGACGCAATTCTCGGATTCCCCAAGCGCGTTTATGAAGGCGTAAAGGGATTCTTTACCAGCCCAGAGAAAAAGCCTGGCAGCGTAACTAAAACCGAGAAGTCTGTGACGGTTTCCCCCGCTAAAAAGCGTGGCGGTTCTGTAGAGTGCTAAGAGTGGGGGCTTCGGCCCCTACTTTTTTCAGGAGATAAATATGGCAACATTAACAAATGTATTCTCAGCGCACTCTGATGCAACAGGGACAATTTACATAGGCGCAACAAACCTTGCTGGCTACCAAGCATTGGCTGGCGGCACTGCTGGTGAAATTATCTTCCGTGATGGCGGCTCAAGCGGAACTGTTCTTTTGCGAATTAACATACCAGCAAACACGAACAACCCGTTTGCCAATATTATTCCCGGCAACGGTATTCGCTTCACCACAGACATTCATGTGACGTTGCCCACGGGCGCGAAAATCACAATTTTTTACGGCTAATCATGCCTAGCAAATCAGCATCCCAACACAGGCTTATGGAGGCCGTAGCACACAATCCCAGCTTTGCAAAGAAGGTTGGGATACCCACAAGCGTAGGCAAGGACTTTGCCGCGGCTGATAAAGGCAAGAAGTTTAAAGAGGGTGGCCCAAGCCTAGCGGTTGGCCGTGGAGAAAAGCTGTCTGTGGAAAAGGGCGCTGGATTGACCGCCAAGGGTAGGGCTAAGTACAATCGTGAGACAGGAAGTAATTTAAAAGCTCCGCAACCACAAGGCGGTGCCCGAAAGGACTCGTTTTGTTCGCGCATGAGCGGGGTTGTAGAGCATTCAAAAGGTGACGCTCCAAGGGCAAAAGCATCCTTGAAGCGTTGGAACTGCCCAGGATGGTGAGGTAACGAATGGCTTATTCAGGCACAGTTGGAGAGACCGTTATCAGCGTCCAAGATCTGATTGATCATGGTGCGCGTCGATGCGGCAAATTGGCCGAAGAGCTTACCTCGGAGCAAATCGTATCTGCTCGCCAGTCTTTATATTTCTTGCTGTCGCATCTTGCCAATCAAGGCATCAACTATTGGGCAATCAATAAAAAAGTGTTTGGTCTAAAAGCTGACCAATACATCTACACCATGCCCGTGGGTTGCATAGACGTTCTGAATGTGCTGTATCGCTCAATGAACCGACCTTCTGGGTCATACACAACCTCTGCTGGTGGAGTAATTGCAAATGTTTACGACTCCGACATTGATACAGTTTGTCAACAAACAAGCGCCAATGGCAACATATCTGTTAATTACGGCACCAATAATCCCATATACGCTGGCTCTATTGGCTTTTTACCCTATGTTGCTGGGGGTGGATCGGCTACTTGGTCGATCACGCTAGAGTATTCGGTTGATGGCGTTACATGGAACACCCTGAACAACCTTGGAAGCATAGTTGTTACTGACAATCAATGGGTGTGGACTGACATTGACCCAGGCCAATCGGTCATGTACTACCGAATCCGCGCTTACAACAACACAACATTGGCCCTGCGCGAGTGGTTTGTGGGCAATAACAGCCGTGAAATCCAAATGTCACGCCTAAATCGTGATGATTACACCAATTTGCCCAATAAAAACTTCACAGCAAACCAGCCGTTTCAGTTTTGGTTTGATAGAACCATCCCGCAGCCTACTGTTTACCTATGGCCAACGCCTAATGACCCATTTATTCAGATGACGGTCTGGTATCAGCGTCAAATTATGGACGTTGGAGCGCTTTCTGGTGAGCTAGAGATCCCTCAAAGGTGGTATGAGGCTGTTCAGATGATGTTGGCGCACAGAATGAGCATGGAATTGCCCCAAGTTGACGCTGGGCGCATCCAATATCTTGAAAAGATGGCTGATAAGTACTTGTTTGAGGCACAACAAGAGGAGCGCGATAAGTCGCCCATCTACTTTGCGCCCAACATATCGGTTTACACACGGTAATGCCTACATTTCTTGACACCTCTGGTCTTACATCGGTTGCAATCGCAATTTGCGATAGATGCCGCTTCAAAAGGCCGTTTGTGTCATTACAATCAGACCCAAACTTCCCCGGTCTGCGTGTCTGTGATGAGGGCTGTAAAGATAACTTTGATCCGTACCGTTTAGCGGCTAGAAAAACGGAAAGAATTAACCTAAGATTTCCACGACCTGATGAAAGCGTGGCTGTACAAGACAATTCTTTGACAACTGGTGGATATGGCGACTATGTAATATCACCTGAGCAAAATACACAGACGCCCGAAAATAACGGGAACCTTGATAACCTGAATGTGAGTCCGTAATCATGGCAAACGTACAAATCTCTCAACTGCCAGCAGCGGGTGCTATTACAGGCACCGAGCTTGTGCCCGTTGTACAAAATGGCGTAACCGTACAAACCACTACGGGCGCTATTGCTGCCTCGCCTAGCCAAACTCAGACTTTCTTGACCAAGAATCAAGAGCCAAGCCTTCCTAATAGTCGTTATTTGTCCACTGATACGGGTTTAGCGATCACGGACGGTGGTGCACAGTCTTACCTACGTCTTAGCCTCAGCGGGGCCTCTGGGAGTCTAGAATCCGCTTCTACAGGCATGATTGCCAAGACCTCTGGCACTACCGTAGCCTCAAGGACACTATCTACCTCTGGTTTGGGATTAAGTGTCACAAATGGTGATGGAGTCTCAGCCAATCCCACTTTCCAGCTCACAGGTATTGCAGCGGCAATAGCGGCTGCTTCTGGTACGGGAATGCTGGCAATTGTTGGTGGAACCACTATTGCTGGTCGTCAGATCTTTGGCACTGCTAATCAGATAGATGTGGCGAATGGCGATGGCTCCAATAGTCCTGTAATTTCTATTGTGAGCAATCCCACAATACCTGGCACGGGTGGCATGACCATCCCTAAGGGAACGATTGCACAACAACCTGTTGGCGTTACTGGTCAAATGCGATACAACACCACAAGCGGGGTGTTTGAGGGCTTTACAGCAGGAACTTGGCTTGCTTTTGCTCAAGGCAACGGCGTAACCACATTTGATGGCGGAACTACTGGCCTAACCCCAGCACTTCCTACAAACGGCGCTATATCACTTGGTGGTACGTTAGTGGTTGCTAACGGTGGAACTGGCGCTAATACTTTGAGCGGTTACCTGAAAGGTAATGGGACATCCGCCTTTACTGGTGTTGCAACCATTCCAAACACAGACATTACTGGCTTGGGCACAATGTCCACACAGAATGCAAACGCCGTAGCAATTACAGGCGGAACCATTAGCGGGTTGTCTGCCCCAATTGCTGTGGCTTCTGGTGGTACAGGCGCTGCTACGTTAACTGGATACGTCAAGGGAACAGGAACTTCTGCTCTAACCGCCTCTGCAACTATTCCTAACACCGACATTACGGGTTTAGGAACCATGTCTACTCAGAGCGCAAGCTTTGTGGCCATCTCTGGCGGGGCAATTAACGGAACCACCATAGGCGCAATTACTCCCGCAGCTAGTACGTTTACTACAGTTAACGCCACATCGGGAACATTAGGTTCTGTAGCGCTGACTACTGGAACAATTACCACAGCTCCAGTTTCGGGTAACGATATCCCTAACAAGACTTATGTTGATGGACTAGCTGGTGGATTGAGCTTCCACGAAGCCTGTCGCCTTGCAACTACTGCTGCGCTTGCGGCAAATACTTACAACAATGGCGCATTCGGTGTTGGGGCAACTTTAACTGCAAATGCTAACGGCGCTCTTAGCGTAGACAGTACGCTAACTGTGGCTGGTAATCGCATATTGGTTAAGAATGAAGCTGCTGGAGCCAACAATGGCGTGTACGTTGTTACGCAAGTTGGAACTGCTGGCACCCCTTACATTCTTACAAGGGCAACAGACTTTGATACGGCTGGCACTGGGATCAACCAAATTAACGCTGGTGACTTCTTCCTCATTACCGCAGGAACTGCTAACGCCAATACGTCTTGGGTTCAGCAGACACCCCTTCCTGTCACCGTTGGAATTACATCTATAGTATTCCAGCAATTTGGTGCGCCAATTACCTACTCTGCTGGAACTGGTTTAACAGAGTCCCCCTCTTACACATTTAACATTGGCAATACGGGCGTTACTGCAAACACCTACGGCAGTGCAAGTTCTGTGCCTCAAGTTATTGTTAATGCTCAGGGGCAAATTACTAGCGCGTCTAGCGTGGCAATTGCTATTGCGGCGTCTCAAATAACATCGGGCACTTTGCCTGTAGCCAATGGCGGAACTGGTGCAGCCACCCTTACGGGATATGTTAAAGGTTCGGGAACATCTGCCTTGACAGCTTCAGCCACTATTCCAAATACAGATATTTCTGGGCTTGGCACTATGTCAACCCAAAACGCAAGCAGCGTAACAATCACTGGTGGAACGGTTGATGGAACCGTCATTGGAGGCACTACCGCAGCCGCAGGTAGCTTTACAACTGTGACCGCTACTGGCGGTATTTCTGGAGGGACGTTCTAATGTCGAGACAAGTTCAGACCGAGGTTACGGGTCTTGGATCAACTGACGTGGTGGGTGTGGATATTAACTTAACGCCTGTAAACGTGTCGGTTGCCGTAATGTTAAGCCCTGGCTCTACTTTAAAATACACCGTTGAGCATACATATCATGATTTGTGGTCTCCTTATAACCCAAATGATATTGCTTGGTTCCCATTTATTGTAGATCAAACAGCTAATGCAGATGGATATTATGCGTACCCAGTTTCTGGAGTGCGTGTTCGTGTCACGGAATATACATCTGGCTCCGTTATTCTAAAGGTGTTACAGGCAGGTATCTAAATGGCCACTTACTTTGCACGTCCATACGGCAAAGTTTACGGGACGGGGGCTACATCAGCAGGTTTAACTTCAGTTGGTCGTGTTTATACATTCAACACCCCTGAATTAAGCTGGACTGTGACGCACAACCTAGGGACGTATAACTTTGTTGCTAGTTTATTTGATTCCTCTTACCAACAATTTTTTGCTGGAATTAAAGTGATTAGCCCCAACCAATTTGTTGTTTACATGACCGAGCCTACTGCTGGTTCGGTAAACGTAGTGTTTTCCTTATGACCTATGACATTGTTGTTTTAAAACGTGATATTCACTTGGCTGCGTACATGAAAGCACATGGCGCGGTGCTTCAAACCTATCGTGACGAAAAATTTTACTTTAGCAGTGAGGTCTGTGAGACCGAATGGCGAGTCAAACACGCAGGGTCTGATGCTTTGAGAGTTGATCAAGAACTTCTTGTTCTTCGTCGCTTTCTGAAGTAAGATTCCGTCTGCGTGAGTCGTGTCGAGTAAAGAAAACTTGTAAAACTAATTCCCTAATTTTGGAGTATGACTCATGGCTAATTTCCCAGTATTTCATGGCATTACGCTTGCCGCTAATGCTTACGTAGAAAACCTCAACCTCGAAATCTTATCTGCTGACCCCAGCCCCGTTGCTGCTGGTCGTGTATGGTTTAACTCTACTGACAAAGTAGTTCGTTATTCTTCTTTGAACAGCTCTGGCGCTGTGGTGGTTCGCACCATCAAGGACGCTGAGTCTGCCGCTACTGAGTTGGCCGCTGTTCAGGCATCTATTGCTGCCGAAACAACTCGTGCTACTGCCGCTGAAGGCGTTCTGACTTCTGGCCTCGCCGCCGAAGTTACACGCGCTACTGCTGCTGAAGCTGCTCTGAATTCTAAAATTGACCAGACTAAAGCTGACCTGCTCGGCGGTATCCCTCCTGCTTTGCTGGACACCATCACAGAATTAGCTGCTGCTCTGGAAAACAACCCAGACATCATCAATGTGTTGGAAGGCATGATTGCCGCAACTCAAGCTGAAGTTGACGCTGAAGAAATTCGCGCCGCTGCTGCTGAAGCTGCTCTGTCTGGCCGTATCACTACTGAAGTTTCTGATCGCCAAGCCGCTGTTAGCGCAGAAGCCACTACCCGTGCCGCTGCTGACACAGCTTTGGATGGCCGTATTACCAGCTTGGAAGCACAGTCCAGCGGCAAGATCGGTACCCTGAGCAACCTGAACACCACCTACAAGACTGACTTGGTTGGTGCCATCAACGAAGTTAACTCTGGCCTGTCTAGCGAAATTGCTCGTGCCCAAGCTGCTGAGCAGACTCTGACTACAAACCTTGCTGCTGAAGTTACCCGCGCTACTGGCGTGGAAGCTGGCTTGCGTACAGACCTGACTGCTGAAACTGCTGCACGTACCGCCGCTGACTCTGCTGAAGCTACTGCTCGCGCCGCTGGTGATGCTACCAATGCAACCGCTATCGCTACCGAGAAGTCACGCGCTGAAGGCGTTGAGGCTGGCCTCCGCACCGATCTGACCGCTGAAACAGCCGCTCGTCAAGCTGCCGACACAACCAACGCTACTGCAATCGCCACTGAGAAATCACGTGCCGAAGGCGTGGAAGCTGGTCTGCGTTCTGATCTGTCTGCCGAGATCACCAACCGTCAAACAGCCGTTAGCGACGAAGCCACCGCTCGTGCCGCTGCTGACACATCGTTGCGTACTGACCTGAACACAGAAATATCTGCACGTCAGTCTGGCGACCAAACTAACGCTACTGCGATTGCTACTGAAAAGAGCCGCGCAGAAGGTGTTGAAGCTGGTCTGCGTACCGACTTAACAACTGAGATTGCTGACCGCCAAGCTGCCGTTACTGCTGAAGCTACAGCCCGCGCTGCTGCCGATACAGCCGAAGCATCTGCCCGTTCTGCCGCTGACGCTTCCCTGCGTAGCGACCTGAACAGCGAAATCAGCCGCGCTCAAGCTGCTGAAGTTGCTTTGGGTGGCCGTATTGACACAGAAATCTCTGACCGTCAAGCTGCTGTAACTGCCGAAGCCGCTGCTCGTGCAGCCGCCGACACAGCGATCCGTAGCGACTACAACGCTACCGTGTTCACATTCCAAGCATCCGCCGCTGCTACCGTGCACACCATCACCCACAACCTGAACAACGGTTTCGTGGACGTGGGCGTGCAAGTTGAGCGTGCCAACGGTAAGTACTACAACGACATCGTGTCGGTTGAAGAGCAAGACAGCAACACCGTTAAAGTGTACTTGTCTACCGCTCTGAAGATCAAAGCGATCTGCCGTAGCGCCAAAGCCGTGTAATTAAGGAGGGGGGCTAATCACCCCCCGTTCTTATGAAAGCTCTGCCAAACTTTAATTTTGATTCCATAAAGACCGTGGACGACGCATTTTCAAAACTTGAAAGTGAAATTCGTGATCTAGCGGATTTGATTGAAGACCCACTTGGTGAAGATGACAGAGATCAGTTGTCTGAGAATATCGAATGGATAAAGCGGTTTTACGAAACTGCTGAGACGAGGATATTAGAGAGTGACCGAAGCTGAGAGAATTCGTGAATGGCTAATCCGCGTTGCTGATGACGTACAAGAGAAATATGAAATGTACAAGATCGGTGTCGTCAAAAAACAAGAACTATTGGATTTCATTAGCCAGTCTTACGACACGCTCTTAGTGATGAAAAAGGTTGCTC